CATTTACATTTCCGTCAACTTGAGCATTTCCAGAAAAATAACTATGTCTGAATTTGAAGTTAGTATGTCCTAAGTCATTATCTGTATGGCCTGGGATGATACCGTCTTCTACTCTGAATGCTGCTTTTGCCATGAGAACCTCTTATTTTGTATCTATTTATACACCTTATGATGGTTTAGGTGTGTCTATTCTTTTAAACGAAAAGTTTAAACCTTGACTGATCTGAGGATCTGCCTTGATCGAAACTGTATCACTCGAATCAATTTCAGCATCATAAATGACAATTGTACTTGCACCATGAAGCAATGTTCCATAAGTTGTTAGTGTTGCAGTGTCTCCATCATGAGACACATAAATTTGTTGTGCTTGGTGTTCACTATCACCATCAGTGTTACAACTGATTGTGTAGAATGCTGATCTGATAGTACTGCCATCAAATCTATCAATCACACCTTCATTCGAATCTGCGAGAGATGAGTTTGAGTCAATGACTTCAATAGGAAATACAATAGGTGCAGAACTATCTGCAAATTCTTGTTTTAATTTTAGATCTCCGTCTGCGTTGACTTCAAATGTTTTTGCTAGTAATCTTGCCTTTGTCGCCATCATGAACTCCAAGTTTGTATTGCGCCACCGCCACCACTTTCGGCATTGGCAAGTTGTACTCTAAGTGTATTAATCAAATTAGTTGCAGAATCTAGTGATGCCTGTACTGGTGCTGCTGCTCCTGAATTTAGTCTATCAAGAATTGGATTTATAAAATACTGCGAATCTAATGTTTCATAATCATAAACAATGTTTATTAATCCATCTCGTCTCTCTAAAATTGAAGAGGAATCACCATAAATGTAATCGTTGGCGGATCTGCCATCTTGACTCCAAGGTGTGTCTATATGATATGTTGAATCTGTATAACCAGTACGTGTAGGCATTTATTAGGTTCCACCCTCTGGGAATAGATAAACGGCACTACGAGTATGTTCTAAAGAATAACCCCATGAACTAGTATAACCAGTGTTTGAAGTAGTTGCTGCACCTGTTTTATAAACTCTAAATGCTCTATAAGCATTACCATCACCATCAGTAACACGTTCACCTGTATAGAACGTATCATCACCAGTTCTCCAAATACCCATCAATCTTCCAAATTCCTTATAATCTCTATGATCACCACCATTTGTATTAACCATTCCGACATGAGGTACATGTAATAATGGTTGCATTATAAATCCTTTATTACCATCGGCCAATGGAGATGTTCCATGTATCTCATACCAAGGTGGTGGCAATAAACTTTGATAACCGTCATAACTTGTGTTAGTGGAATATTGACCCATATGATAGGATGAGGTATAACTATCACTAGGATTGTGACCATTTATAGCATTTTTACCAAAGGATTGAACCTTTCCAATGAGATTACCTGCTCTTCTACCTGTTGTGCTAGTAGAACCAACAGTATTATTATTTTCAAGATCCATTTCTGCATGATACATAGCAACTGTTGGGCAGTGATATTGGTGTGTTGCCCTTTGAGATGTATCATAATTTGATTGATATTCCTGATCTGCCATAATAAAGGTCATATCACTATAAGAAGAACTATATTGACTGATATTTAATCTGAGAACCAAAACTTTATCATTGACAATACCTTCGATTGAATGCCAATAATGAGGTGTAAACAATGCTGATGAAGGATCATAAGTAGAACCTCCATCTAAAAATCCAGACATACCATTTGGAAAAGGATTTGAAATGCCTGTGGCAGAATTTGATCCATCTGTTCCCATTCTAGGATTCCAACTATAATTACTATCGGATCTAATATGAACCATTCTTTGCATGTCAGCATTTGTATTATCTTGAAGATATCCATGATGTCTTTTAAAGAATTGAATAAAATAATCATCACTTGTTGCTGATGATGTTGTATTTCTACTTGCACCAGTGGCATGATAAATGCCAGTGGATGGTCTACTACCTGTTATTGTAGAAGCACCTCGATTAAATATTGTGGTACTAAGACCTGAAGTGGATGTAATGTTTCCCAAAATTAAGTTATAAACATCTTCCCAAAAATATCTTCTATATGAATTATAATTAAGATTTTGTGCACCACCAAATGTCGTTGCGTCAGTTACTAGTTTAAAATACATTACTCTGTTACCTCTATGCAATCATCTGAAAGTTGAATTTCTCCTGATGAATCATTCCATATAGCAACACCAGTAAAGGTATCGCCTACCCACTGTGCAAATGATCTTGGATGGTTCAGATGAGAATTAGTGAATCGGTTTCTTACTTTTTCGGGTGTGGCGTTTTCAATTCTGTACAGAACGATATTTTCGCTACTGTCATAACCAAATTGATTCGCCAATGCTGTTATGTGTTCTGCGCTTAACGCCATGGTATTCTCCTATTTGTATACTATAACTAGACTTAAATTGGAACCTGCTACTGTAGATCCAACTTGAGTGATATCAACTGTTAGATAATCACCTGCATTCATTGTTGTTGTTAATCCTGTTAATGATCCACTAGTAGCACCTGCAGATATAGAAGGTGTTGCAATAGATGAACCATTTTTATTTACTCTAAGATTTAAATTAGCACCTGTTGGTGCAGTTTGTACGTATGCTGACATACTTTGAATTGTTACTGCTCTTGGTGCATACCACCTTGCACTTCCATTAAAAACATATAGTGTCCCATTTTGGGTAAGGGTTGTATGTTGTTCAGTACTACCAACTCTTGCACTCACATAGTCTGAGTCTACAATTGCGGAAACCGAACCAGAATCTACACCGCTAACTCTTGCACTTACATAATCTGAATCAATTAAATTTATTGTTGCTGCAGAGTCTACTGACCGATCACCAATTTCTTCTCTCACTCTTGTAACAAAAGATGGTGTAAGATCCATATAATTACGCAAGTCTTGTGGAACATACTTGCCTTTTGTTCCATTCCATGTTAAACACATTTGAGGGACAATTTTTGGTGACTCTTTTATTCTTACCTGAGTTTTGTGTTGTTCTTGTGAGTGTTGAAAAAACATAAAGATTTCACCGTCACCACTAGAGTCAACTTTTAAATCTTTTATCGTTAGTGTACCATTCATTGCTTGATGGTTACCACACTGATAATCTAATGTGTCTGGTGCATCTGCAGGAACAACAAATGTTACGGTTGCATCTGTACCAGTGCTACCTGCACCTCTGGAGTTTGTTACACCATTTGTGTATTCTCCTCCATACGTACCTGCCGACCACTCACCATTACTATCAGTTGTAAGATAGAATGGATGTCCACTTGTGGTGGAATCTAAAACAAAGTTATATGTGTTACCTCTGTAAAGAGGCCCAAGATCCGCATTACTACCACTAGCAATACCAGAGAAAGTATATGCACCTGTTTCTGCACCAATGTTATAAGTTTGTGTAGAAGTGTTTAATGTGGGTAATGTTATAGTTGTAGGGACTTGCCAAGTAAGTCTTTGAACCTGTTGTGGTGTACTTGTAATACCTTCAAACGCAACTGTCTGACTACTATCATATGTTACCCAATCTACGAGATTTGCATCGCCTGGTTCTTCAATCCATTTTAATTTTATAGAGTGCGTCTGTGTAGAACTTCCGTTTGTATTGTATGCAGCAAAGTTATCAAGTTGGTATGTACCTGCTTTATACAAAGGTATTTCTGCTTCATTAGATAAACTAATTGGTGATCTTGCATATGGCAATGTTGTTGGGTTCCAACTCCATAACCAATTTGCATTCTGACCTGCGTCACGAACATCAGTCGCAAAGTTTAATGTTTCTGGTTCAATTGTATTATCAATGACAGTTGTCAATCTATCTGCAGAAACTGTACCTGCAGAATCTCTAACTAAACTTGCGAGTCTTCTATTTCTTGATATTGCCATTCTTTTATCCCACAGTTCCAGTTACACTAAACGAGTCGGTGATCTCACCAGTAGCAGACACAGTTTTTAATTCAAAATAACTAAATCTAAAACTTGCAGCAAATGTGATAAACTCTGTACCACTTGCTGTAGATTGAAAAGCAATATCACCTAATGAAGTAGGCATTGCGTCTATGTATCTCACTTGCATTGTTGTATTGTTATGACTCGACATAATAGATAATGTGACATCCGCATATGTAGGTGGTTTGTCTGCCTTTTGCATTCTGGTTTGGTTATCAAGATTAGTTACCTGATTTCTTAGTATCCACTGATACATCTCAGAATAACTTTCCATATTCTCATCCAAAAGGATATCACATGATAATTCATTTATGGTCAAAGACTCGCCAGGAAATGGTATACTTTGCATTCTTCTTACAGGCATTTCTGCAGATGGCATTATCAGGCCTGGATGCGTAACCTGTTGACAAAAGAATTCTAGATTAGGAAAATTCTTTCTGTCAATAACCAATTTAAAACTGGTTGGTTGTAAGTAATTAAAATTGTCTGTTAAATCTGCCATAACACTATTTATACAAAAAAATAGTTAAAAAAAAGGTGGGGAAAACCCCACCTCTTTATTTTTTTTAAAGTAGTCCTTATGATCCGAGGATGTTGTCCACGCGGAAAATACGGTAGTACTGGTTAGTCTTAGATGTTGCAAGACCATCGTTAGGTGTTGAACCAACGTATGGGTTAGAGACCATGCCGTAGCGAGTCTTAAAACCAATTTTTGGTTGGAATGTTTCTTCACCAACTGCACGAACCATTGTTAATGGTACGTATGGGCAATAGAACACACCTGCGTCATATGGGTTAGTACCCTTATAACCTACGTTACAGTAATCTACTGTTGCGTATGGATCGATGTACACTCTCATGCGTCCGTTTAGAACACCTGCGAATGTGTTACCTGTGTCATCCACATTCAAGTTTGTGCTCATTGCAGGAGCATAGTCTAGCATACCTGATGCTGCAAGTGCAGAAGCAACGTCAGAAGAACACACCATGAAGTTACCTTTACCTCTTCGTGTTTCTTTTGCGATTGTGTTTGCTTCACGTTCGATCTGGATGATCAGACCTTTGATACGTTCGATTGACCAACGTCCGTCAGCATCGTTTGCTAAATCAAAGATACCGTTTGTTGTGACGTTTGATGTCAATGCACCTGTTTTCGCCTGAGCATTGATTGTACGTACAACTTCACGGTTGATCTCAGCCATGATCTCTGTTGACAAGATGTTTGCCAACTCTGTCTCTGCGTCAAGACCATGAATTGCTTTCAAGTCTTGTGCGAGTTCTAGTGAGTACTCAGCTTTTAACGCACGTGATTTTGCAGTCACGGTTGCTTTTTCAATGGTGAAACCCATTTCAGCGAAAGCAGAGTTAGGTGAACCTGCACCTGAACCTAAACCTTCAGCGTCTGCTGTTGACATACCACCACCGAAGTCTGCAGCAGCACCTGCAGAGTCAACTGCAGCAAGTGTACCAAGACCAGATGTGTCGTTTGATTGTGTTGATGCTGAGTCACCTGAGAAACCAGATACTGGTTCGTTGATTGCAAGTGCTTCATCACCTGAAGTTGCGCCAGCACGTGTAGTTTTGTACTGTGACTTCATTGCGAAGATTAGACCTGTTGGGCCTGACATAGGTTGAACACCACAGATGTCATATGCCATTAGGTTTGGCATTGCACGTCTTACGAGTGCGATAAGAACTGGATTCCAGTTCGCAACATTTGCGGTTGCGTTTGTAGGCACAGCTTCGTGTAGTTGCTGTGACTGTTCGTTCATTTCACGCTCTTGGTTTTCCAAGATCGCGGCAGTAACTGCTTTACGATGGTTATCTGTGATTACGCCTGCTGACTCTTCGTTCAATACAGGTGCCCACTTTTCCATCAACTTGTCATATGATGCTGTCATCATTTTTTTGGACTCCCAATTATTTGCTAGTTTTTTGGATTGCTGATAGATACTGAGCCATCAAGTCAGATGTTGCTTCTACTACAGCATCACCGTCTTCGACTGCTTCTTCAATATCAGCAGACTCAGTAGTTTTCTTTGTGAAGTATGATTCTTTGATAGTTTTTACTTTTTCTGCGAAAGTTTCTTCACTCTCAAAGTCTACATCTTCGGCGAGTTTTTTAAGTTTTTCAACTTGTGTTGCTGCAAGACCTTCAGATGCTTCTGCGATTACTTTACCTCGCTTCAACTCTTCTAGTTCTTCTTGCATTTCCATTTGCTTAGAAATTGCTTCATTAGAGGCTGCCTCTAACTCTTCAACTTCTGCAGCAAGTTCGTCAACAAGATCTACCTTAGACTCAGGTACTTCGATGTAAGATTCTGTAAACAGATCTTTCAGAGATGTCATAAACTTCTCTGCAATCTCAGTGCGTAGACCAGTTTGTAATGCAACTTTGTTGTCATCCATCCACTGTTCAACTACGTAGTTTAGGTAATTATCGACCTTTTCAACGAGATCCGCTTTTGTTGAAGCTACTTCTTCAGCGAGTTCTTCGTTATACTTTTCTTCAAGACGATCAATCTCTTCGGACAATTTTGATTTAATTGCCGCTTCAAAGATTGTTTCTGCTTTACCTTTGAACTCATCGGATAGAGTTGCCTCTGATTCGACAAGTGCGTTAAGGTCATCAGTGAAATCTACAGATACGTCAATATCTACTTTCTCTGATTCCGCAACTACTTCGCCTTCAAGGTCTTCGAAACCCTCTGCTTTGTACATGGCAGTAAGTTGAGCTTTATTCATTCCACCCATTCTTTTTACCATACCAGCCATTAACGCTGCTTTTGTTTTAGGCATTGGATCTTGTTTGGTGTTGTCACCTTTACGCTTTGGGGCGCTTCCAGTGGCGTCAC